CATTACATTGGCATCCATTGGCCGTTGGTAAATCTTACTTTAGCACCGGTTTGCGGGTTGGTGGCGGTTGCGCCTTCTTGGGGGCCGGTTGTGGCTGCTGATGGTGGAATTGTTGCGGCATTGGGAGCGCCACCGGCTTGTGCTTGTTGACGCGCAAGGCCCTGCTTGATGATGCCTTGGAACTCACGAGCTGCGTTAATAAATTCTTCTTCTGAATTGCTGGCTTGCATACGTGCAATAGCGGCTGTTGCTTTTGCACCCTCAATCTCTGTAATTTGACCGCCACCTTTAAGGGCGGCAAAGGCCTCCAGGAACTGTTGACCGCCGATTTGCTTAAGGCGATTCTCAAAACTTGCCGCTTGGCTTCCTGGGCGGTTAGGAATAATAGAGCTAAATCCAACTGCGCCGCGCATGCCTGGATGTTCTGGAATATTCTTGTCAGGATTTCCAACCATCTCATCAATAAGCTGCACCGCGTAGTTTGCTTTATCTGTAGCGGCTGGCAGAGCTATTTCAGCATTGGCGGCACTTGTCCCTTTTAGTTTGCCGCCGACCTTAGCAGCTTCTTTTGCGGAAACAGCATCAGCGTATCCAGGTACAGTTTTAATGCCTTCAGGCGTCAAAACTTGCCCTTTTTCCTGCGTCTTAGCAAACTCACGAATCCGATTAGCACCCTCAGTATCACCAGAAGCCTCCAGCCGAGCCACTTCATTGGCAAGCTGCAAAGCCGCTGGAGTAGCGCCAAAAGCACTGCGCGGGAAAGCAATATCAAGCGCTTCCTTGGCATATTCAGGGTTTTGGGCCAAAACTCCACCCGCCGATTTTGCGTCTTTTTGCTGCAATGCCTCAACAAGCAACTTCTGCTTTTGACTAGCCATTTCCTTCTCTTGATCCCCAGCGCTTCCTTGAGCATAAGCACCAAGAACCGAACCAAGACCCTGTGAAAGACCTTGTAAGCTCGATTGAGGCACAGCATACCCGCCAACCATTTCAGTTGGCTTTTGCACACCCTGCTTAAGAAGTTGCTCACCGATCAAACGGCGACGCTTGATTTCTGCTTCTTGGGTAGGATCAAAGAACTGCACCATTACGCCACCTCCCGCATTTCTAGACCAAGCATACCGTAATTAACTGCCTTGAAGCCGTCGATCTGATTGACTGCTTCTGGCATGTACTGTTCGACATCCTGCGCCATAACGCCAACATAGCGCTTATCATCACCAATATAGCTAAACTCGTACAGCTTGTGGCCGTTTTCTTCGCCAACAGGTACAATATTGTGTTTTAGAGAGGAATCAGAGAACAAATAATAAGCACTAGCTGCATTGCCCAAAAGACTGCCCGCAGTACCAAGCTGACCGTTTTTGGATGCAACACCACTATTATACTGCCCCATCTGCGCATTGTATTGGTTATTAACAAGACCTGCATAATCAACCGGAGCCATGTTGCCACCCTGCGAGCTTTGAAATTGCGGGTTCTGAATCTGCGTGCCACTTGTGAGCGCGCTGTACTCATTGAGTGGAGCATTCCGCTGTGTGGTATATTCTTGAATACCCTGATTCCGGCGCTGAAGTGCGGAAGCAAGCTCAGAGTTGCCATAATTCTGGCCTTGCAATACCGCTTGAGTACGAGCATCATTTTTGGCTTGATTGAAAGATTCCATCTCACGCTGGTACGCTTGCGAACCTTGACCGATTCCCTGGTTAATAAGGCGGGTACGCATGGCCTCCTCATCGCGCGCGAACTGTGGGTTCAGACGGCTCATGAGTGCTTCTTCAGCTTTAGCGGAGGCAGCAGTTTGATCGGCCTCACCATAAGATGGCAAGCCAGCATAGCTAAATGGCGTGCTCACTGCATTGCTAATACGGCTTAGCTGGTCAAGCCCAAGCTGTGCCGTACCTAAGTCGCCTTGTTGCGACATGTTAAGAAGTTGTTGTTGCTCAGGAGAAAGCTCTAAATTGCTTTCATATTGAGGCGTCCCAGCTGCGCTAGTGCCGCGCTGGGTATATGTAAGTTTTCCATAAGGAGTGTTTTGGTTAACCATGCCAAGCTCGGCATTAGCAATAGCCGTTTCCTTGTTCATCTGCCCTTGAGCAGCGGCTGTTGCAGCTGGATCTGGAGCGGCTGGAGCTGATGGTGTTTTCTTACCCATGGTTAACCCACTTACAGTTTTCTTTTAACATGCCAAACGAAAGCGCGGTTCCACCATCATGATAGGCGCATGGATGCGTGCCTTCGTGCGTAAACCCTAATCTTTTGAGAAACATTTGAACCCCTTCGTCTTTTTCAGAACAAAGCGCTTGTACTCTTTTCAGCCGTAGCTGAGCGAAGGGGTAGCTAAAGAGCGCATTAAGATTATGCCTGTTGCACCAAGTTCTGTCAAGGCTTGCAATGGACATTTCTATTAGAAGTTCTGGCTCGTATTTATTGTAGACTATCCCAGCTATGAGCTTACCATCATGCTCTATTCCAATAGCCTTACATGGGGTAAATGCATCAGCATCCTTCATTAGTTGCTCGCCCACCCAGCGCGCCACACGGTCATCTTGACCGTAAACTAGCATTAGAGAACCGCGCCATATTCATAAACAAAATCGGTACTTTGCCAGCGACACGTCAGCCCTTTTGTTTGGGTCACAACACGAATCCCACCCGCATAACCAACACCAGTAACGGTTTGCCAGTTTTTGACAATCGAATCGCCGCGCGTCCAGGATGAAACATTCCACGTTGCGAAATCCCATGTACTTTCTGCGTTTGCAGTAAAGCTAGATGGTACGGTTGTACGATCAGACGCAAAATCCACGTTAAGTAAGATAGCAGGGTTAACATTACCATTGGTGGTAAATATGCACCGAGCCATCGACCATTTTTTAATACCTGTACGGTTCCCAAAATAACTAAATGCCTGCTGCGCTACCGCAAGAATTTCCGATCCATCATCGCTGTTTCCTACATCAGCTTCATAAACAGCATTTGGGCCGCCATAGTATAAATTATCCCCTAAGACCTCAAAGCATACAGCATTCCATCCGGTAAACTTTGTCCACGAACCATTTGATGTATTCATGACATACTGATAAGAAACGCTACCCTGAGTAGTCGGGATGTTTACAATAAGCTTCCTGCCAAACGGATGAATGATCGGTTGCCATCCATAGAGTGATCCATAGTTTCGCACATCATTATTAAATAGCTGGCTGATGTTATCTGTTGCCGCAAGGTTAAGCTGTGAACGGTCTGTAAGAAGCGCCTTAGACAATGGAAATGCACCATCCGTTGTGATTACCAGAACATCTGCCCCAGCTTTACAGAAACAACGTCTTCCAATAGGCCGCCCCATGCGGAACGTGCCAACGAGCGCCCAAGTCGTAGAACTGCTTGGATCGGTACCTTTGTAAAGCGCAACCTCACCTTCGCTCGTAATAAACGCCGCGTAATCATCCACGCCGGAAGCGTTATCAATCGTCCAGTTAGCCATCGCCATGAGATAGCCGCCAAGCTTAAACAGGCCCGACAAATCTAGGTTGTTAGCCGCACCACCAATAGAAGCTACAGGCAAATACCAAGCATTGAAGCTGTTATTTTCAATAAACCAAACACGGTTTTTGAAGTTATTGATGTGGATTGCATCGGCGGTATCAAACCCGGTTACCGTTGTTGTGGTGCCATCCTCATACCATGCAGAGCCTGTATAAACTTGCATCTTGTCATCGCCGTTAACCATCAGCAGGAAAAAGCCGCCAGCAGTCCCCATGTTGATATATTGAAACTGCGCATTTGTAAGGCCGCTCACTACAGCAGCGCCCACCACACCAGCGGTAGTAACATCATAAATCGAGTCGTCCGATGCAGCAAATAATTCTCGCGTCACACCGTCGTTATAGCCACATAGCGTTTCCACTGGGTTAGAGAAACCAGTGACGTGGCTTTGCATACCATTACGGATATCAACGCTTGACGGTGTAGGAAACCAGTTCTCCAGAGTTACGGCCTCCGTTTCCTTCATTGCCGCGATGGGATCTTTCGCGTTTAGACCGCCCGTTGGAGCTTGGATTGAAGACGTGCGGGATACGCGCGTTGCTCTTGGTTTAAGCGCCATAGTTTACATGCGCCCACTTACGCCCCTTTTTGATATGGCGAATATTACCTTCGCTTACAGAAAAATCCGTAGCTATACCCGCGCAAATTTCCCCATTATTAAGACGTTTTTTTATTTCTAATACCTTAGCTTCATTTAGCTTAGCCATTGAATTTCTTGAACCGCAATAAGAAACAACTCTGCCACGCTCTGATTTATCCCGCATATTATCGGCATGAGTTCCAATAAGAAGGTGATTTATATTGATGCATGATGGATTGTCACAAGAGTGCCGAACACAAAGCCCTTGCGGAATCTTACCGTGGTTAAATTCCCATACTTCGCGATGGATTCTTACTAGCTTACCGTTGCGGTTGATACGACCATAACCACAATTATCAAGTGGGCCAGTATATTCAATGCAATCGTGCTCGCTAATGCGAACTTTTAGCCATACTCTATCCCAAAATGTAACGCCCTTAGGTGGCCTAGCCATAATATGGTTC